ACAATTAAATCCAATTTTTCTCATTATATCACTCCTCAATAAATTTTTCAAGCCCTTTTGGTTTCTTTGCCGCATCTTTTTCGGCTTTCTTTGCCTTCTTTGTTATCTCATAGGTTTCAATAAATTCGGCAATGTTGTCGTATAGATCGAACTGTTTGCTAGAACCATCTTCAGACTCCAACATCTCAAACTCATCCAATATGCCATACAACTCTGTTGCTTTATACTTGACATACAGTTGTTTCTTTTCTTTTTGGATTCTTCGTAAGAATGCGAAATAGATGACTTGTGTAAAGTATGCAAATGGATTCTTTGATTTTGTCGCATCAAAGTTCTCAAAATACATCAAACAGTTTTCAATACCATCCGATACCATTTCATCTCGGTAAGTGTAATTGATGAAGTTTGGTTTGTGAGACAATCCTTCGGCAATTTTCATAAAACATTCACCGATATAATTTGGTATAATCGGTTTAGGTTGGTTTTGTTTGGCGGCCTCAACGCAGGCGGCCTTATAATCTTCTAGAGCTTTTAGGAAATCTAGGTTATTAATGTAATGTTTTTGTTTAGTCATTCAAGTGTACCATAAAAAGTTGTTGACAAGGGGCTTGACTAGTGTTATAGTCCTCGGTGTCCCCCTATGATGTTTATTAAATATTAATGCATTAAGGATTTATTAAAAGCTTTCTCTTCAAAAGCTGTTAAGACTTCCTCCGTAAGAAGTACTTCTTCTCCCTTCTTCATTTCTTCCTGTAATTTTAGAACCGTACTCTTGTAGTACTCTTCAAAATCCTCAGTTGGATCCATCGTGCAAAGCACGCTGTCGTTACTTACCTCGACAAAATCATGTTGTATGACGGCAACCGGTAACCATGGTTGTAATTGCAAGTTTACTCCACGGATCTGAAATACCATGGGGTTTTCCAATACCGAAAGGTTTTTGGCCACTGTTGTGAATTCACATATCACATCCAAACCATCATTAAATCTTACTATTTTAACTGCCATTTTTGAGTCCTATATTGTAGATTTTAAAAGGAAACTTCTCTTCATTATATATCTTAATTCTTTCCACGAAATGTTGTAGTGTGAAGTTTGTGTGTTTTTTTATTCTAAGATCGTCTGCAATATCAAAGAGTGTAGACATTTCTTTGCCTTCACTCTGACGCAAACCGCGACCAATACTTTGTAAGTTTCTAACTCTTGATTTACTAGGACTTGCAAACACAATGTTGTGTAAGTTTCTAATGTTAATACCAGTACTGAAGGTACCAAAGCTTGCAACCACAATAGCATTGCTTTCTGTTTCCATTATCTTACGAATAGATTCGCGTTCATCAGTATCAACACCACCATGCACAAAGAATACTTTTCTATCTGTTGATTTTTCTTTGATAATGTCAAACAATATTTGGCCGTGTTTCTCTACCATCTGATAGAGAACCAAAGTGTTTGTGTTCAATGAAATAACAAGATTACGAATGAATCTATTTCTATCAGTGTTACTAATCAAAAACTGAATCTCTTCTTGGTAAGTACAGTCTTTTAATTGTGTACACAACTCAACTGGATGTTTTAATACCAGACATTTGATGTTGAAGTCTGATAGTTGTTTATTGTCAATTAATTCTTTGGTTGAAATAACTTTCTTAACTTGCCCAAACAATCCTTCCAAAACAAGTTTGTGTGTTGCTGTGCCATCTAATGTACCAGTTAAACCAATTCTATATTTTGCATTGATGCAAGATGTTAAGATAGATGTTAAAGATTGTGCCTTAAACAAATGAGCTTCATCACCAATCACATAGTCGTATTGATGAAAGAATTCTGGAGGCATTTTATACAATGACTGCCATGTACTGATAGTTAGTTTTTTGTCCGTGGCTTTATCTTTACCTTGATAAACACGGTGTACAGTGTCTTCAACCACAAAATTGTTATGTGATGAGTAGTCTGCAAAGTCTGAGTACAATTGTTCTACCAAAGATGTTGTTGGAACAATAATCAAACCTTTTAAATTTTGATAGTCTAAGAGTTGCCTAAACAACAAATAGATGATTAGTGATTTACCTGAGGCGGTTGGTGAGAGTAACAAAGCTCTACGCTTTTGCATAGATTCAATGAAGGCTGTTTGTTGGTGTTCTCGCACATCAATTGCTTTACCTTGAGAATGCAGGTTTAAAGTTTCAAAGAACTTTTTAGCATGATAAACAGAGTATTCATCTTCGTGCCCATCATAGACAAATTTGTATTCTCGTTCATCACAAAATTCTTTGAGGTGCGGAAGTAGGCCAAGATACAGTTGACTGGTTGTCAGATTGAATAATCTAATCTTACCGTCCCAGATTCTGTTTCTAAATGCAGGAACAAATTGGTGTCCTGGTACAAAAAAGGTAAAGTACTCCGATAATTCCCTTGCAACATGTTTCTCACATGTTATCTTTGCAAAGACTTCATCCTTTTTTGTGACTATTAATTGGTCATTGTCCGCCAACGAATTTCTCCCAACTAATGAAGTCACGCAACTGAAATGTTCTAGATTTCAATTCAGACATAATAGATTCCAGAATTGATACTACCTCTTCATGGTAAATCTTCTTTTCCAATAACTTAATAAGGTCTTTGTCAGATTCTAGGTATGTGTTGATATCAGATTTCAGTGCAAATTGAAATGGTTCCCATCCATATTCACCGAGTTCTTCTTGCGATAATTTACCAGTAAAGTATTCCCATTTGATCTTACGCATACGCAGATAATCAAAGTGTGCTCTTTTGGATGCAATTCGATGTTTGGTTAGAATGCCAAGATACTTACTGTGGTATACAGGTATCTTTAATAATTCTTTACTAGGTTCGGTTTGGTCTATGACCGTATCCGATTCCCACATTTTTAGTACTTGTTCAAGTGTTTCCATATATTCAAAAATAACAAAATATTGTTTAAGATCAATGACTTACATCATTCCTATTCATTCAAAACATTATATCATAATACTGTCAAACTGTCAAGTATTTGTATGATTGATACCTAAATGTTGCTTTAGCGGTTATTATGGTGTCCGCAGACCGTGTGGTGTCAAACCCTATATCACTGATACTCAATGGAAAAACATTAGTATATTGAATTCTCAATATTGGATTATTCAATGCACTCAGCACTGTCAGGGTGGCGTCAGAGAAGTATTTGATGCTTTGCAGTTCTCTACTAACATCTCTCTTCTCAAAACCGTCCGGGTCGGCCATAGAAATAAACCAATCATATAGATTCTTCCATGATAACAGTTCTTCATCAACCATGAATTCCATCTCTAATGGTTCATAAGTTAATTTTGTACCAGGAGAATACATGTCTAAGAATGGAGTCACTCTAACAACTTCTCCCAAAGAAACGCCAGGCAAATTTACTGTTTGACAAAAATACTGTGTTGTAGCAATTCTGCTGAATGTCAGTAAAAATTTTGTGGGTTGAAGTAAGTTGGTATTCTCTGGACTTCTAGTAATTACAGTCATGATTTCTCCTTATGTATTATTTAGGAGCCAAAAAAAAGGACCCCGAAAGGTCCTTCTAAACTTGTCACTCTTTACGGTGACTCTGTTTTCGTAGATTACATCAAGTTTTTAACTTGGAAAATACGATAGTACACATTGCTGCGAGCATTCAATGCACCGTTACTGGCTGAAGCACCTGTTGCGAATGGGTTTGCAACCATGCCGTAACGAGTCTTGAAACCAATTTTAGGTTGGAATGTGTATTGGTCAACTGCACGAACCATTTGTAATGGAACATATGGGCAGTAGAAAATACCAGCATCATAAGGTGAAGTACCTTTGTAACCAATTGTAACCAATTCTTGGTTGGAAGTATATCCACCAAAGTATGGGTCAATGTACACTTTGATACGACCGTGTAACAAACCAGCAAAGGTGTTACCAGTGTCATCAACTTGTAGGTCAGCAGAAAGTGCAGGTGTATAAGAAAGAACACCAGCCATTGCCATAGCGGAAGCAACATCGGATGATACGATCATCACGTTGCCTTTACCACGACGAGTTTGCTTAGCAATAACGTTTGCATCGCGTTCGATTTGGAAAATCAGACCTTTGAAACGCTCAACAGACCAACGACCGTTAGAGTCAGTGTCTAAGTCGAATGAACCAGCAGTTGTCGTACCATACTGAGCACCGGCAACGGCACAAGTATAGATTGTACGGATAACTTCACGGTTGATTTCAGCAAGAATCTCTGTAGACAGAATGTTTGACAATTCTGTTTCAGCATCAAGACCGTGAACAGCTTTCAAGTCTTGTGCAAGTTCTAGAGAGTATTCAGCTTTCAACGCACGAGATTGAGCAGTCACAGTAACTTTCTCGATAGAGAAAGCCATTTGATTGAACATACCTGTAGCATCATCAGCACCAAGGCCTTCAGCACGGCTTGTTGGCATGCCGATACCAGTTGTGAAACTGTTAGCAACCAAGTCTGCACCAGTGTTTGTAACAATGTCGGTTGCGTTGTTGCCGCGGAAACCGTATGGGTTAGCAGACGAACCAGCACCAGAGAACAGTGTGTTTGCTTCATTGAAGAAAGCTTCTGTACCACCTTGTGTGTTGTACTTAGCGCGCATTGCAAAGATCAGACCAGTAGGTCCTGTCATTGGCTGAACGCCAGCAACATCATATGCAATTAGGTTAGGTAAAGCACGGCGAACCAAACTGATTAAGATTGGATCGTAGTTCTGAATGCTAGCACCAGTTGCATTACCAGGTGTAGCTGAATAAGTAGTCTCATTCAGTGCCTGTGCGTCTTGTGACATAGCTTGTTGTTGGTTTTCCAACACTAAAGCTGTAACAGCCTTTTTGTATGGGTCTTTAATTGCTTCTAATTCTGGGTGTTCCAGAATTGGTTGCCATTTTTTTTGTAATTCTTCTGTTAGAAACATTAGTATTCTCCTTGTGAGTTTCTATTATTGGTAAACTTTATTTATTTAGCCAATGTTTTTGAGATAGTTTGTGCATATTGCGCTATTGCTGGATCAACATTTCGCGCTGGCTTGGATTCGTCTTCAACAAGCACTTCTTCGTTCAATACAGATTTGTCTGCGGATTTAACGGTCGATTGGAAGTATGATTCAACCAATGTGTCCATTTTGATTCCGAATTCTTCTTCAGTAGTAAAGTCAACACCCTCTGCGAGTGATTTAAATTTTTCTACTTGCGTCTGCGTCAGGCCCTCACATACTGCATGTATAGCCTCATTCTTTTTGTGTTCACTGATAGTCTTTTTCATTGCAACGGCAGTTTTGATCTGTTCGTTTAATGAGTCTTCCAGTTCTTCAACTCTGTTTGTCAATTGTTCAACAACATCAACTTTTTCTTCTGGAATGTCAATGTAGTGTTCTTCGAACAATCCTTTTAATCCGCGAATGAAATCTTCAACGATTTCTGAACGCAGACCTTTTTCAATTGCTAGTTGGTTCTCTTTGAACCACTCTTCAGCCATGTAACTGATGTAGTCATCAAGTTTAACAGCCAAATCTTCTTTGATTTCTTCTACAGCAACTTCGAATTCCTCGTACATTGCTTGTTCGACTTCTTCCACTACGGATTGTGAACGGGCAATAACAGCAGCTTCAAAAATTGTGGTAGCTTTTTGTTTGAATTCTTCAGAAAGGTTTTCACCAGAAAGCAATGCATTCACATCGGAATCCATTTCTTCTTTCATTTTCTGTTTCTTCATCATCTTCATGATGAGTGCTTTGTCTTCTTTTTTGTCTTCATGTTCTTCTTCTGAAATAACTGGATCAGATTCAATCACTTCTTCTGGAACATAAGGTGCAGTTGCACCAGGATTACTTTGCATAGTCTGAGTTGCTAGTCTGGCTTTAATACGGTCACGAATGGCCGAGTAGTCAGTCGCAGCAGCTTGAACCGCTTTGTGCTCAGAACCTTCTGAATCAGCAGGACCACTCAACTTAGAACCTGGTTCTGAACCAACTGGTGGTGTAGGACCTGGAGGTGTTGCAGTTGGCGTACCTTTTGTATAGTCTGGCTTTGCTGCGTCTTGTTTGTCAACAACGTCTGCAACTTCACCCACATCCTTCATGCCATAAGCAACAGATGTTGGTAATTTTGTTGCGCCGTCCTGGCCACTACGCTTAGAAGATAGATTAGCGTCAAAAGTTTCTTTTGCGCCTTCTGTCAAAATTGCTTTAGCAGCGTCTGATAGATTGTATTTTCCCATTTTGAGAATCTCCTTGATTTTATATTGGATATTTATAATTAAAGTTTTTTGATGAAATTTTCGAATATTTTTAAACTGACTTGTTCAATCTGTTTTGGGGTAGCTTGTTTGATTTCTCTGCGAGCTTCCTCATAATGAACTTCAGTCCATATTCCTTCAACCATCATCCACTCTTTACCTTCCATAATACCTTGTACAAAAGCACCCGGCGCAGAAGGGTCTGCTACTATATCAGCCGCTGTGGCTAAATGAAAGTCATCTTGAACTATGTTGATACCATTGACAGTCTTCAAAGAACCCATACCGCGAGAAGACACGCCTAATTGTGCGCCGCCCTCGATAAGACTTTTTGCAATGTTGCCCATTGGAGTTTCAAGAATTTTTGCTTTGCCTATCCAAGTATTATCTTCTTTGCGTAGACCAACAATTAAATGTGATACACGGTCAAGATTAATAGATGGGGTATCTGGATGACCCAGTTCACCAAAGGCACGATTTTTATTTATATATTCTTCAGTATAACGGCCGACCTCTTTGGACATAGTTTCTTCTTTGTACATGCGGCCGTTTTTGTTTGTTCTTTCGGCGACCAAAAATGGTCCTTCGATGAACAATACTTTTTTTCCGTCAGTCTCTTCTACGAGATAGTTTACTGACTCGGTGATCTCTTTAATAAGTTTCATTTTGATCCTCATGGTCGAAGGGAGTAAGAACCATAATTAAATGCAGCAGGATCTGTCAAATGACCGCGTTGATAATGTTCATTATCTTTTCGCAGTTCTAATATTAATGTATATGAATTGTTCGCAACCATGCCTCTAGTTTGAATACCTATATCACCTTTGGAACCTGCTGTTCCTTTTGTGTTGTTTGGTATTGTTACCCAGTTACTTTGACCATCAAATTCACAGTTACTATTCAGTAAGAATATTGATGCGGTAGTATCAGCGTGCCAAAATAAATTAACATCTGCATTATTAGGACCCGAGTACCATAAACGATTCACAGCTAAACCATAAAACGATAGAGAACCGGTATTTGCGGCCGATGAAAGCAAATTAGCTTTCGATGTGTCCATTGCACCACTCAATGTGTTTGCTGTAATTCTTCTGTTATTGTCTTCTTGACCAGTACCATCGAATTTACCTGTTAATTTAATAACGGTATGTTCTGTTGTGTCTTTAATGACTTGATATGTAAATGCGTTTGCCATTTTTAATCCCTGTTATTGTTTGGATAATATTTATACCAAAATTATTCGGCTTCTGTGGAAGCTTCTTGAGGAACATTCATTAAGCTTTTTGCAACTTCAACTTTGTGGTTCTCAATGTGAGACATAACTCTATCCGAAATTGCAGCATACAATGCATCGCGTAGTCCGGATGCGTCATCAGTTTCTGCGTAATCGACAATTGATCTTGTTGTTTCCATTTTTATCTCCTAATTATAAAATGCGTTTTAGCTTAGTGAAAGTACTTTCCAAACTCAAATCACCCTTTGTTGACTTTGAATCACCAGTACTTTTTGGTTTTGGTTTAGATGAACTACTTGAAGAACCACCAGAAGAATTTGGTGCAGGTGCACCGCCATCTTGTGGCATCAATTTACTCTGTTGTACCAATTGATCGGTTTGTACCTGTCCTAACATTTGTTGTTGTGCAACATCATTTGTAACAGAAACTGGTAATCCAAGGCCTTCTTCTTTTTCTTTATTGATTTGTTCGTCCATTTCGAGTATCTCATCATCGGACAATCTCAATACATTCTGTTGAATCCATCTCTGTGAGAAGTATCTACCGGTGTATGGATCAACTGAAGACAACAATGTCAATCTTTGTGACATTAGTTCAGCTTCTTTCATTTCAGAGAAGTTGTTGTCTTTAATATAATCGTAGTGAATATCTTCTTTAAATGTTTCCCACTCTTCATCTGTGCAAATGCCTTTTAATACACATTGCACACGGAGAGCTTGATTGAAAACTTCTGAGAATTTACTTCTTAGTCTGTCAACAAACTTGGAGAATTTTAGTTCATCTCTGGTAATTTCTGATGTACGACCAAGAGAGAACCCTTGGTTCGGTTCTAGTCTAGAGATTGGTACACATAATGCACCATACAATTTCTTCTGAAAGTATTTAACATCTTCCAGTTCTCCTAGATTTTGTCCACCAGGCAATGTTGTAATCTCTGTACCTTTGCCACCTTCACGCCTTGGTAACCAAAAGTCTTCCATCATGGACATAAACTTGCGGTCATCTCGCACTTCACCTGTGTTTGCATCATATACAAGTTTGTTCTTGTACTTAATCATAATGTCACGCAAGTATTGTTCTGCTTTTAATTTTGGTAGATTGCCTACGTCAATATAAAAGATTCTGCGTTCTGGTGCTCTTGATATGCGATAGATAACTGTTGCATCTTCAATCATGCGTAACTGATTGAGTGGCTTGATTGCTTTGTGTAGATATGATAACACCACTGCTCTACGCGAATCCATGAGGCCTGAGGTCACGGAGATGATGGAGTCTGTGGTAATACGAACACCAACTGGACCAAAGTTGGATGCACTTCCAGACACAACCTTGTCATTATAGATGTAGTACTCATTAACTGGCTGCATAATCTCTGCGCCGGTTCGTTCGTCTTTTTGTTTTTTAATTTCCCGTACTTTTCTCAGTCTGCGTGGATCTATATAACGCAGTTCTTTGATACCATCTTGTGGTTGTTCACGGTCAATAATAATATGAAAATACATTCTGCCGTCAACATAGTAACGGCGAAAAATATCTTGTGCTAAATTTTGATAATTTAATAATCTAAGAATGATATTAAATTCTTCTTTAATAGCTTTCTTGATCTTTTCATTCTGTTTTAAATCATCCAAAATGATCTGAGTAATTTTGCCATCATCGTCTTGTACAATAGCTTCATTAACTATGTCATCTATCGCCGATTCAATTTCTGGTTGCATAGCCATTTCACGATAACGCGAAATGAGTTCTACTTCATTTTTGGCAGTACCGTCTAAATCAACATATGTACCATAATGAGCGGCAGATGTAATAGTTAATGCACCATCATCCGAAGTCGGAGGTGCAAAAGATTGTTGCGCGGCCGCATCCTCTAAGTCTTTTTGACGAGAGATTGTGAAACCGAAAAGCGAAAATTTATTTGTGTTTGCCATATTTGTGTGTAATTATAAAATCAAAAAAAACATGGAGGGCACTAGGCCCTCCGTACATATCAAGTCGTTGTATTTGTTTCCCAGAACTGGTAAGCAAATGAGGCAGTATATTCTTCAATTGTGTCATTTGAACCCCAATCAAGGTCAATAGGTGACAAATCGAGTGGAAATAAACCAACAAATTTATACTTCTTCAGTTCGTTGCCAGTTTTTCCGTATTGGATTACATTAGCGTCAACAGTGTAACCGTTTGAGTTACTTGCGCCTGGTGCTCTAATATTACCAGCATGACTATTGATTGAATTCATCCAATTCTCTAAAGAATTTCTGATGGTAAAATCTTCATCATTAATAATTGTTAATGTCCAATCTGCAAAAGTTCTGTTGCCAGCAAATTTCATTTCACGACCGAAGTAGTAAATTGGTACAGTGCCGATTGTGGAACCTGGTAGTTGAGCTGTCTTAGCCATGAATGTTATCTTCTGGCCAGCAGCTGTAGCGTTTTGAACGAGTGATGGGAATATTAAAGAGACAGAGAATAGATTAGGACGAGCACCGTCTCCAATCATATTTGCTCTAAATTCTGCTACATTAAATGCCATTATTTTCTCCTGTTATCGTTTTATTTATTAAGCTGCACCAACGATGGTCACGAAGTCAACTCCAGTACCTACAGCAACAAAGTTCAACTGAATGTAGTTAACTGAACGCGCAGGCTTAATGTAGATATCGCCAATAAATTGGTTACTGTCAACAACTTGTTGTGTGTTATTTGTGGAATCGCAAACAACTCTAAAGTCTGTAATACCACGGCGACCTTGAATGTCGCGTAAGAATGGTGCTACTAAGGCAATGAATTGTGCTCTTGTGAATTCGTCATTTAATTCAAACATTGAAAACTTTGCAGCTTGTGCAATTGATTTTTCTAATGTGATGAACAATCTGCGAACATTGATACGGTCGAATGCTGATGGTTTAGCTAACAGAGTCTTGTCACCAAACAATACAGTACCCTGACCTGGGAAGGACACTACTGGATTAACACCTGCAGCATACAGTGTATCACGGAAAGATTTACTTGGATTCCAAGCCAACTTAACGGCATTCTTAATTGCACCACGATTGAAACCTGCTGGAGAGAACCATGGATCTCTAACGCTGTCTGTGTATACACATAAGCCAGCAATGTCACCATTCAATGGAATCCAACGATATGTATTGTGGTACTTGTCGAATTGGTATTTCCAACCAGAGTCTGCCATAACATAAGATGAACTTCTTGCCAATGCAGATAACCAACCAGCAATATTTGTTGTTTCTGAACCAGACTGATTGACAACATCAGAATATCTTGGAGAAATGAAAGCAACGCAATCGGCACGACCAACTGCAATATTATCAATTACATATTGTTGAACTGTAACACTGTGCCCACTAGTTAATACAAGTGAGATATCAATAGATTCTTTGTTTGTGAAGAAGTCATATGAAACTTGAATATTGCCATCTGTTGGTGCAACACTAGTACCTGTAGACAAATTGGTTGCAATGTTTGTGGCTGGTCTTGCAAAACTTCTGCCGGCCGCAGCCCGGTCCCAAGTTGCATTTGTTGTACCATAATCAATTGGACTCATTGCGTACACATACTTGGAGTTGTTAAGTATGACTTGTTTGTAGTAGTTTGTTACGCCATTAATTGTTGCATCAGAAGCAGCCGAAACAAAACCGTAAGTTTCAAGTATCGCACCTGCTGATCCAGTAAATAGACCATCTGCATCAACCACAACAATGTGCATTTCGTCATCGCTGCCGCTTACTGAACTGGCAAATTCTGATGTACCTGGTGCTGATGTAAAATAACTTCTGTAACTCCATGAACTAAATGTGCTTGTATTTGCACAAACATGAACAGTTAAAGAATTACCCAAGAGTCCTGGATATCTTCCCACAAATGGACCATAGCTATTGCTATTGTTGGTGAGTAGATATGTAGTTTCGTAAACATCTTCATTCTTAATTTGAATCGTACCACCGCTGCCATCGGTTGCATTGTTTGCAAGATTTCCGACCGATCTAACGATGTTCAAATTATTACCATATGATAGAAAGTTTGCAGCAGTAAAAAAATCTGTTGCAGAAGCTGCATCTGGTTTACCGAATGTACTAACGAGAGTTAATTCACTATCTATTTGTCTTACTTTATCCGCTGGACCCCATTGAAATGTTCCAGCAAATGCACCAGCAGTTTGTTGCACTGAAGGTACAACAGTCGTTGCATCAACTTCAGATACATTTACGCCTGGAGAGATTTGAAATGCCATTTTATTCTCCTTGAATTATTATGTTCTCTTGGCAAAATACCATAAGTGTATTTATGAAAGGCCGGATTTATAACCTTTCCAGCCTATTTCGTATGAATTTTGAATAAATTTCATTGCCGTCCGCTACTTCCCACAAATCACCATCTATAATTTGGAAATCATGTTCTAAACCATCTTCAATAATAGGAGCGGGTAGAACATCATCATCTATTTGATTCATATTTTCTAACTGAATCTGTTTTCTAATGTCGTGGTTAACAATCTCTTTAAAGTATTGTTGTGTCGAAAGCCACGAAAAAATCACCAGAGACATAACCATGTCATCGTTTGCACCATCTTCCGCACTAAACGAGTTCTTTTGGTGTACAAAAGTTGTCAGTTCGGAGTATGTATCAAAATCATTAATTACTAATTTGTCACCTTCAATCAAAGTTTTTAGGTTTGAACACCCAATCGCTTTAACTTGAGGTGACATTTTTAAACCCATTTGAATGCCACGGGCAAAGCCTGCTGACAATTGTTGTGGTTTCTTGTTGCCTGTAAATATTTTCCACAAGTTTTCATATTCAAAATCCACATGCAACGAGTCTGCTACTTGTGGGTTGTTGTTAATCTCAACCAAAACATATGCATCATTATAATATCTTGCTGTATTATATATGACAGTTGGGAAAAGCATCGGTGTGATCGATGAACTCTTATATGTTGCAACTTGTTTATATGGTGTTTGTGATATATCAATTACAGAGAAAGCTGAACTGTCTAAGTTCTTACCTTCAGAAACATCCACACACATGCAATATAGGTGATCTGTTTTTGATTCATCTATACCTTCTTTTATTGGATGTTCATATATTTTTAATAGATCGTGATTTGCAATTGGATCATTAAATACCAACTGTTGCAATTTGTAACCAGAAATTAGTGTGTTACTGGATCCCAAGAACTCTGTCTCAAACTCTTGTTTGAATTGTCGTTCAGATGTGTTTCGAATAGTTTCTTCTTTCCACCTTTCATCACGACCAGGTACCATTGACCAATGAATTTCGAAATTTATATAATTGTTTTTCTTGTTGATTGAATCCATCCACAACTTGTAGAATAGATTCATACCATTTGGTGTAGAAACAATTATAATTTTTGTCTTTTTTCCGGATGAGATTACAGGATATACAGAGTTAAAGAATTCTTCTGCGATATTGTTTGGAACGAATGCAAATTCATCCAAGAATACGATGTTGAAAGAACCTCCTCGAATAGCAGAACTTGATGTTGATGCAGCAATGATCTTTGATCCATTTTCTAGTTCAACATTACCTTTATTCCAAGTAACCACACCTTGTTGCAACCACATTGGTAGGTTCTCATATGCTAACTGGTACTTAGAAAGAATGTCTCTGGCTAAAGAACCTTTATTGGCCAGGACTGCACAGTTCTGTGTATCAGTGAATATGGTTGCCCACAACATATAAGCAATCGTGGTGGTTGTCTTACCAACCTGGCGAGGACATTTGGTTATAACAAACCTGTTGTTTGCAAATAAATGCAACATCTCCTCTTGAAACGGCCACATACTAAAATTAATAAGACCTTCATCAACGTTGACAATCTTTATATATTTTTTTGCAAAATATATGGGGTCTTTAGAACACTTAATGTATTCATCAATTTGTTCTTGCGTGTATTCTACCTGAACGCCTGCTTTTTTAAGTAATGGATTATCTCTATACGCCTCACCGAATTTTAAATCGGGATTCATTCTTGTTTACCTTTTAAGAGTTTATTCAACTCTGCGGTAGAACCAACAAAAATAGCTTTATCTATTTTGGTATTGCCGTCACCTCTTTTGCCATCCATGTCTCGCATCTCTTTTTGCATTTTCAATAAACGGTCATTGGCTTCAACTGTATTTTTTAACAATGTGCCATACACTTCAAAAGCTCTTGGGTGTTGTCCTGCTTTTGCAATCTGCAAAATTTCTTCCATAGCTTCTTTGCCTTGGTCGATCATATCTTGCAGATTGTCTTTAGATTGCCTATAAGCATCCGCAAGATCAGCCTTCAGATCAGGTTCATCTGCCGATTTTACTTTAACATCAAAAGATTTTTCAGTTTCTTTTATAGACACCACATCAAAAATGTTTTCCATATTTTTATCAAAAGTATTCATTTTATTTTCCATTTTTACCAAGTGTCATTGCTCCAAGCAATTCTCTTCCAAACATTAGCTGTGCCATCATAATTATTTGAACAGTAATATAAGTATGTGCTGTTCGCTCTTATGTTACCTCTTCTATCTCCTGTCACACCTCTAGCTGTTGCCGGAGGACTTGCTGCAATGTTACCAAAAGTATTTGAACTGGTACCATCAGCAAAATTAATGACTCCAACATTTGCAATTGTTTTACCATTCAAGTCCATACCAGTAGTCTGACCCGAAGATGGAAATACTATTGTTCCTAATCCATTGAAGTCCCATTTTTGACTAAAATTGTAAATGTCTTCTTCATTTTCTGGACTTGGATTGCCATAAGTTACGAGATTCATCGTATATGCATAATCAGTATTCTCTGCAATCGTTACTGTTGTGTTACCTGTACCAACTGTGGTACTTATTGTTGTGTTTGCTTCTGGTACAGTAACATAAGTGAAACTGTTCCATCGACTTCCCGATGCACCAAAATATGTTCCAGCTAAAGCACCACTAGTTGGTAGTTGATATGTTACACTTATATCTTTAGTGCTGTTGTTGGGTCTTGCATATCCAATTCCAACTAAAAAGTCTCCGCGAACATCTAACTGTCTATGCCCAAGTCTGATGGTTTGATTGGCACTAGGTACCTCAAGTGCATTTGCCCAAATTAAAGAACCGTTTGCATCAATTTTGTAATTTATAAATGCGCGCTGGTTGTTTGGATCGGTTGTTACGCCATTGACATATAGAAAGTTGTTGTCGTATTTGATAAAATTTATGTTTGGTGAACTCACACCAGTAATTTGTCTTTCCCAAATTAATTGATTGTTGGCTCTAAATTTGTAAATCACTGTGTTTGATGCTGCATAAAAATTGTTTGAGTTATCATATGCTAAGCCAATAATTTTTCTGCCATCGGTGTTTACGTTGTTTGAAAAAATATAAACACCCTCAGTATCAAATTTATGTATTTTACCACCATCAGAACCAACCAACACACCACGATTATTTGGCAGTGCTACTACCACATGAGCATTCATTGACTGTGCGCTAAAACTTGTGAAATATAATTCACCAGTAATATCTAAACCTGTTAACAGATTGTGTTGACCTACAAAATATGGAAACTCTTCATCATCAACGGTAATATCTGTCGAACCTTCTGCATCCGAAACCAATGTGCTGTAAACATTTTGTCCAGTATAATTGAATTTTGTAACTAAGGTTGAGAAGTTTTCTGGTATGTTTGTTAACAGATACACATTATTGTTAGCATCAACTGTTACCGCTTCACCGTAACTGGCCAACAATACATTATTAACATTCATTGTAGGTACTGATTTTCTCCAGTATATGTTCCCAAATGGATCGTATTTAATAACTGTCGATTGTGGTAATCCAGTAACTTCATTTTGTGTTGTTGTTGCAACTAATATATTATTTGCTGAATCGTATGCAACACCATTGCCATATGTGTTATTGGCTTGTTCTGTTATTTGACCGTACAATAAACCCCAAGCTTTATGTTGGTGCTGATCGTTACCAATTTCAACAATTGAGTTACTGTACATCAAATTATCTTGGAAATTAATATCGCCCAAGAAGACTGAGTTCGCTCTGTCAAAAGCACCTTGTGCTAATGTTGAATTGGTGTCAAAATAAATGTTTGAAGTGTTTGCGTTACTAGCGACATTTGCAAACAACTCACCAATGTTAGAGTTTGTTTTTATAAAGGCGGTTCTTAATGAATCACCTTTACCATCATTTGCTCTAATACCAATATTAATAATTTGTTTAGCCATTTAGTTCTCTCTTGTTTATTGGTTTGCGGCTTTGTTAATTGTCAAAACAGTATTCAATGTGTTGTCAGCCTTAGCCTCTTCCTTATCAACTGACAAGTTATCGATATCTGTAGTGACTCTACCAACTGCGTCAATTTCAACAAACTTCAGTGGGTTCAAGTTATAAGAAGTGAATCTATAGTTTGCTGAGGTATTTATACCATATATGGGTTTGTCTGACACAAAGTCTCCTGTTAAGTCTTTTAGTCGTAATATGTTTTCTGTAAATTGAACAACGATGCCAGTGGCTGATGCATCTTCTGCGGTATATCCTTGATATACCTTCTCACCAACTTTATATGTTCCATAACCAGAGTCTAAGTTCATATAGAACTCGATTGTTTCATCTCTTGATACCTGATTGTAAACAGAAACAAATGCTCTGTTAATAACACCAGTCTCAGACATTTTACCAAATATGAAACCTTTGACGGTGAAGTTTAATGTCCAGACAATCATTCTGGTATCATTTTCTCTAGCACCTTCATAAAGTATTTCGTGTGATGTACTATTCAGAATAACAGGAACTTCTTTGACTATGCCCATTTCCGGAATCAAATTTAATTTTACTGTGTAATCTGGTGTAAAGTATGGTAAAATATGTTCGATGATCTGTGTACCATCTTCAATGTTTCTGACATATATGTACAGATTGAAATCAAAATTGTATGGCACAGGATTATATTGTGATATAATTCCAGAAGGTACTGTTCCGGTAAAATTCTTTATATTTGTATTTTGTTTTCTCGAAGAATCATATGATAACCCTGCCATTTCAAAAGACATTCTTGGTAGAGTTATCTGTACTTTTTTATCTAAGTTTGCATCATCTTCTAAACGCATAACATATCGTTCTTTGGATGCATATGCAATTGGTACAATAAACCTTTCAGTTTCAACATTCTCTGTGTCGAATCTGTACAATGTGATGTTATCAAATAAGTTGCCAAATCCAACAACCAATTTTCTTATGACGCGGTTATATGATGACATTATATTTTTCCAAACGGATTATCTTCTGTGAAATCTATAATGTTATTTGCTTCATTAAACAAATAAAGATTATCATAAGTTTCGTTTCTGGTACTGTCTTTGAGTGGATCGTATGATGACAAATAATGTTGTGCGTTACTAGTTGCACCAATAATTACCACATTGTCCGTGAATTCACCAGCAACATTTGTTACCTTCAGTACATTATTTACTGTATTCCATTCTTGAACAATAGCAACAACGCTTGAATTGGCCTGAGTTCCGTCAGTTGATTGGAATACAATTTCTCTTGCTTCAAATGTTCCTGTTCCTACACCTGTGTTCAATTCTATTGTGTAACTTGATTGTATCATTACATCATCAATGTCTTCAACACCAGTATCAATAACTTCTTGTGAGTATTTAAACTTCTCTAGTTCCAATTCATAGAAATAAGGAATCTTACGGCCTAACATAAAGAAGTCTTTGGTTTGATTTGTAAATTTAATCTCAAACAACTCACCTGTACCATTTAAGAACGGCACATAAATCAAATCACCTTCTCTAGGTCTTGTAAGTATATCTTGTGGTACACGTTGAGAAAAAGACCGCTTTGAAACAATAATGTTGATATTGTTTTTAATCTCAAGCCCAAATTTTGAAAAGAATTCTCTTTCACCACCATATTCCATAGAACTTGATAGGTAAAATTCAATAGGAAAGGCTGAACTGAATCTTTTAATTGGATCTTCACCGTACAAAATGTCACGGTCTTCTGAGTTTTGAATTGGTAAATAATAGGAATCAAATCCCATAATTTTTATGGATTCTGTAATCAAGTCCTCTACTACCCGTTGTTCAGCTAACGAGTTGTAATTATTAAAATATTGATTTGTTGCGATTTTAGGTACCTACTCTTTCACAAATATAATTTTTATGATGTTTTCTCAGGCCTGAAGCAACGATTGACATTTTTGAACTATTCAAATTATTTTCTATACAATATTTTTGAAGATTTTTTATTTCTATTTTGGTACCATCTGGTTTAGTTATTAACCAATTTTTACTATTGCTTTCAGATATTTTATTTTTCCATGTAACAGGTCTACCAGTTAATATTTTACTCATATTGGATTTATATTCATCAGACCATTTACGACCTAAATTTGCTTTGTGTCCTACTGGTGGCTTAGATTTTTTACCCGACATAACAAATAATTCATGTAACAATTCTTCTTTACCAATAATACCAGATAGTCCTTTCCACGCCAATTCATCTTCTTTTCTACCATATTGTTCCCACAACAAACGATGAGCTTCCGCATGTTCTTCTACGGTAAGTTCAATTAAATTGGATGGATTATTTGTTCCACCCATATGTTTGGGTATAATATGGTGTTTATGATTCATATTAATTAATAAACATTTCTAGTGGTGCACCATATTTGTCACCAATTTCTGTATGTAAGGCATCAATCTCATCTTTTGCTTCGGTGTAAATCTTATCACCATTGAGTTTGACGCCGCCAGGTAACTGTATACCTTCAAACTTTTTAAGGTTATTTCCCCAAGACCGTTTGATAAGTGCCGTTGCATATTCTTTTAACCAACGATCATTCCATACCATGTTATACATTTCAGGATCAATCGCTGCATAACATTCTGCTATGACTGTTGTACCAAGTGGTGCTTGTGAAGCTCCCCAAGCCCAATCAATATATAGTCGTTGCATATGTCTCTGAAAACGAATAGGAACTTCACCTACGAACATAAGTTCCAGTGAACGCAAGTGTTGTTGCGTCAGTGTATAGTTTATGTAGGACGCTGAGGTGAAGTCATACAGTTCATTTAACCTGAGTTGATATCTCAAATCAAACATGTTAACAGAAGATAACGAATCTGAGATAGGAAAGATGCGGGTTATACCAGCAATCTGTAATACATTATTTGATGAGTCTCTGGCTTCAGTTAAATTTAAATATTTGTTTGCGATATCGGTTGCATCAATTTTTTTGATGTAATAGACTTTTTGTAATCCGTCAAAGTGATAATCTTGCCAATATTGTAAAGCATCATCAATTCTGTCTTCTACTTGATCGTCATCAACATTTATTTCAATGACTGGGAATCCCAGCCTTCTTAGGCAATACTCTTTGAAAGCTGTTCTGGATGTGATTGGTTCTGCCATTGTGTCCCCCTATATGGGGTATTTATCTTTCTCCGGAACGCAATCTTTATTAGTGCCAATATTGCTGATTTGTTGCCATTGTGAATTTTAACCTCTAGGAAAATCTGGAAATGGTACCCAATTAGTTGTAGCTTCATCCCATAAGTATGGATAACCATCATTTGGTATTGCTACCGGTGCAACATATGATACTGCGGCTTCGTCCCAAACCCATGATGCTGGTCGTTCAGCATTAAATGCGTTTTCTCTGGCTTGAGCAATTTCTTCTGCTGTTGGAACAGGCATGTTTTCTAAGTCTATCATTTTTTACCTTTGTTATTTTAGTTTATTGTTATGAACTGTAGGTTATCCGTAGGTTGCAGCCGCCGGTCCATATCTAGCAGTGCCAACACCAGTGGTATCAGCAGCAACCACACCAATGTTTGATACTTTGTTAGTCATTGATACTGGTCCTTCTCCATATCCAAAAATTGCTTTGTCGATATCATACCCGGTGGCTGCTAAATTATTTCTAGCAGTACCAACACCAGTAACATCAGCAGCAACTACACCAGTGTTTGACACTAGGTTTTTTATTGATACATTACCAGTGGTAAATCCATATGCAAATATAGCTTTATCAGTTCCATATCCTGCTGCTGCCAAAATTCGCCTAGCAGTGCCGACACCAGTAACATCAGTAGCAACAACACCCGTATTCGATACCAAGTTTGTCATTGATTGATTTCCGCTGGCAAATCCATATCCAAATATAGCTTTATCAGTACTGTATCGAGCCGCTGCCAAATATGCTCTAGCAGTACCAACACCAGTGGTATCAGTAGCAACCACACCAGTGTCAGATACTAAGTTAGTAATTGATACGGAAGCGCCAGAAGTTCCATATCCAAATATAGCTTTACTTGTTCCGTACGCAGCGGCCGCTAAATTACCTCTAGCAGTACCAACACCAGTAACATCAGCAGCAACTACACCAGTGTTTGACACTAGGTTGGTTATTGATACAAAATTAGATGAAGCATTGACTCCATATCCAAACAAAGCCTTTGTCGGCGGCGGCAGTACCGGTATCTCATAAACACTAGTCGGCCACAGACCAGCAAGTCTTCTGCTTCGGTATTCGTAACCCCAAAGTGGCCCTGTAATATTTGTATCTGCCATTTTTTATTATTTTATGTTAATCAAAAACCTGCGGCTGCAAGAGCAGCTCTGGCTGTACCTACACCTGTTGTATCACTAGCAACCACGCCTGTATTTGATACTAGGTTTGTAAGTGATAGCACGGCGACAACGCTGGTAGTACCATATCCAAATATAGCCTTATCCGCACCATACCCAGCGGCCGCTAATTCATATCTAGCAGTACCAACACCTGCTGTATCAGTAGCAACTACCCCTGTATTAGATACTTTGTTGGTCATTGATAGTGGTCCTGCGACATAACCATAACCAAATATGGCTTTATCTGTGCTATATTTTGCGGCCGCTAAATTAACTCTAGCTGTACCAACACCTGCAACATCATTACCAACAACGCCTGTGTTTGATACTAGGTTGGTTATTGCGGTAACACTCGCGCCTGAGCCATATCCAAATATAGCTTTATCAGTTCCATAGACTGCGGCTGCTAATTGAGTTCTAGCAGTGCCAACACCAGCAGTATCAGTAGATACAACACCTGTGTTTGATACTTTGTTGGTCATTGAAAAGTAACCGCCGCCGTCTCCGTATCCAAATATAGCTTTATCAATGCCATAGCCTGCGGCCGCCAATCTAAGTCTAGCAGTACCTACACCTGCAGTATCAGTAGCAACTACACCTGTGTTTGATACTAGGTTGGTTATTGATTGTACTGCAGTAATATATCCATATCCAAATATTGATTTATCACCACCATAACCAGCGGCTGCTAGTAGGCGTCTAGCGGTGCCAACACCAGTTGTGTCAGTTGCTACTACACCGGTGTTTGATACTAGGTTGGTCATTGATGCATTAACACCAGATGAAGGACTACCATATCCAAATATAGCTTTCTGGGTAGAAGGAGGAACAGGTGTTAAACTAGTATCATTAATCGTCACAGTACTACTTGTGGCAACTATGGTACCACTGGTACTACCGGTTCTCAATGACACCGTAAATGTTTGAGCTCCTTCAGTTGTTTCATCAGCCGTTGGTGTTA